GCCTGTTGGACCTTGTGCGCCAACATTGCCTTGCAAACCCTGTGGGCCAGTTGGCCCTGCATTACCCTGAACGCCCTGCGCCCCTGTAGGCCCGACCGCGCCCGTTGGTCCTGTATTGCCATTAACACCATTTGCACCCGTAGGGCCTGTCGCGCCAGTATCGCCAGTAGCACCTTGCGCCCCTGTCGGGCCTGTAACGCCTTGTATGCCTTGAACACCTTGGATGCCCTGAATACCCTGCGGGCCAGTTGGCCCTACTACACCTTGTGTACCCTGTGCGCCTGTTGGCCCTGTAGCCCCCGTAGGGCCTTGAACCGTAGATGGCGCACCTGTTGCACCTGTTGGTCCTGTCGCACCAGTAGCCCCCGTTGGGCCTTGCACCGTGCTTGGCGCACCAGTAGCACCAGTAGGGCCAGTTGCGCCCGTAGGTCCTTGGTTGCCTTGTGGCCCTGTTGGGCCTGTTGCCCCGCTAATCGCCCTATCAATTCTTAAATCTATGCGGGGTTGCGGCGTTACTTGTAGATTTACATTGTTGCCATCTTGAACGGAAACTTTGATGTTGCTCATAGTACAATCACCCCATCGCTACGCACCAAGAACAACAAGAAAATAATGGAATCATCCGCAGGGGTTGAACCCGATACGGGAAAACTTACCTTAACGCGACCTGAGTAACCCACGGGGTCAACGGCGTTGATTTCTAATTCGGGGTCATTGCTCATTAGCGACCATGCACTAGCATCAATTACCAATGTACATGAACCTGCGGCGGCAACAATGTTAGTAATCGTTAACGGAATCGCGGCGGGCGCAGGGTTGTAATCAGCAATGTCAAAAGTTAAGCCATTGCGCGTATCAATGATGTTTGATAATTCACGGCGAACAATTTGGGCATCTAGGGTTGCGCCTGTCAGATTGACGGGCAAGCCTGTAGCGGAATTAGTGAATGTCAGATTCCAATAGGTTTTCTGATTCCATACCAATTCGCCCGCAAGAATGGGGTTGTCGAACCCGCTTACTTGTGCAAGGGTATTCTTGTTGAAAATCGCCATAGCGTTCCCTAAACTTAGTTAGAACATCCGCTTATCTAGCGGGCTAATGGTGTATTGTCTTTTTTTTATTGTATCAAGATTGTCTCAGTATATCAATGAAATGCCATAAATCTTCATTGAAATAAGTGCCATCTGGCTTGGCAGAATTCCATGATGGATTTGCTGAATTTAGTTCATCATACATTTCATCCCTAATTTCATAGGTTTTAAACATTTGAGGAACAATATAAACGCCATCGGCATCAGTTAACCCAATGGTTACATCAATGCGTTTTTGGTCAGGAAATTCATGTAAAGATTGAATTTCTTCTAAAACCTGTGTTGCGGGAATGTTTGATTGTCTTGGCATAATTTAAGTCCATGCGGGTATGTAAAGGGTTGTTCCATCAATTGTTATTTCAATCCACACATTTGATGTTGTGCTTCCGGGTTTGTTTGTTCCAATAAAGTTTGCAACTGCTGAACCTGTAACTGTACCTTGCACAAACCTTAATACATTTGTACCGGCAGAACCATTTAATCTATTTGCTGAATATGCATCACCTGATGTACTTGTAACAAATGCGCTTGCAAGATTTCCTTGCAAATAGTTAGCATTTAAGTTTGTAACCAAAGTGCTGCTTGAAATTGCCATTGTGCCTTGACAATTAAATGCACCACCTGAAGACGAATAAGCAATAAGTGCGGTTCCTGAAATGGAAGTCGCTTGCACACCCGCACCATTACCTAAATTGTCTCCATAAATTGAAGGATTACCGCTAAATGTACTGGTGTTTTGTGCGTAAATTGTTCTTGCATTTCCGGTGTAAAAAGTAGCAACAGATGCATTAGCGGTATTGTTTGCATAAATGCAAGCATAACTAGCAGAACTATAAATATATTGGCTTACAGAATAGCCCGCAATAACATTACCAGTACCAGTTAAAGATAACTTACCAGTAATATCAACATTTGATGCACCACTAATATTTCCTTTAATGTTTAAAGAAGTGTTATCCCAAACAATATTGTTTGTTGTGTTACCCGCACCAAATTGGCCTGTACTATAAGTAACAACACCCGCACCACTAAATGTAGAACCACTAATTGCGGCAGTTCCCGCAGTCATTGTTCCACTAATATTTAATGCCCCCGTATTAGTAGTAATAGCAGATAAAGTACCAACTTTTAAATTAGATAAATATGGAACATTCCAAACGGTATTTCCCGTTGCGGGGGAATAAATACCATCGGATTGATAAACAGATTCGCCCGCAACAATTGTTGGTGAAGTTGCTTGCCAAACAGTTCCCGTTCCCCATGAATCATTAGGCGGATACGATGAACTCCCGCTAGTTGTAATTGTTGTTGGCGTAGATGCCAAAGATGACAAAGTAGTTTTTGTGTAACAAATTCTTGATGAATTTCCTGTTGTTCCTGTTGTTCCTGTTGTTCCCGCAGGGCCAGTTGGACCGTATGCGCCTGATACTACTGCGCTACTAAATTCTGTTGATGCAATAGTATCTGTTGAAGCCGTAGAAAATGCGGTTGCTTGGCGTTGCCATAAATATTCACCTGTTGTTAGAGTAGGCGCAGATTGTGACCATCCATTAAGTGTTCCGCCACTTAAAATCGCGGTTGCAAATGTATAAGTAAAAGTTCCGCTAAATGTTGTTGGCGGTGTTACTGCACTAGTGTTTTTGTTAAACAATGAAACGATTGCAGTATTAGCCCCATTTGTACCTGTTCCGCTAATAACTTCAGGCGTAGAAAATTCCGTATAGGGAATAGTATCTGTAGCCGTTGTGCTAGATGCAGTAGCCAAAGAAAGAAATAAATATTCGCCCGCTGCTACTGATGGGGGTGTTTGTGACCATCCGTTTAATGTGCCGCCGCTTAAAACACCCGTTGCAAATGTATAGGTAAATGTTCCACTAAACAAAGCAGGTGGCGTTGTACTTGTATTCTTGTTATACAAATAAATAGTAGCGCTATTTAAACCTGTAGTTCCTGTAGCCCCTGTTGGGCCTGTTGGCCCTGCACCCGCTACGGGATTCCAAACCAATGCTGCGCTAATCGGGCTAAGTATTGATGTAGTGATGTCATTACCAACATTGTAAGCAAAGTAATAAGTGCCAGTGTTTAATGTAATGTTGGAAAATGTGTAATAACTTCCATTAGTAACGGGTTGACCATCGGTTGTAGATGCGTTACTAACTAATTTCCAATCACCCGATGTTGGCGTTGCGCTTGTTGTCCAAAACAAATTACCAAAGGTAACGCGACCCGTTGTCGGCACAAACACTTGTACATTGATATAAGGAATAGTCGCTGTTGGATAACCTGTAACTGTAGGTGCGGCTAATGGCGAAAAGTAACTAACAGATGCCAAGCCCGAATTAGGCACGGGCGTAAATTGCGTAATGTCTTGGTCATCATAAACTTGCGCGTTGTATTCTGACATTTCCAATTTTGCGCCTAGCGAACCATCGGGTAAAGATGCTTCGTTAACTTTCATCACGCGGAAAAGTTTTGCGTTCCATCCATAATCAGAATTAGTAACGCTAACTACATCGCCCGCATCAACTTGAATGCCGTAATATGTAGTGCTGAAACCTACAATTAAATCTTCCCGTGCTTGTTCTAACAAACGATTGGCTAGGTAACTTGCTTGCACCGAATCGTTAACCATATCGTAAGTAATTGAATACTTGTTAACGGGTTCGTTTGGATACAGTAAACCGCTAGGTGTTTCAATGTTTACAAACGCGGCTTGGTCGCGGTTATCTTTAAACGGAAAACGCGCTTCAACTTGGTTTATTGATGAAGTAATGTCGGTTGCACTAACGCGGATTTCGCCAATGATATTGTTGTCATTAAACGCATAAGAAGTTGATTCCGCTTTGTTTACAACCACCGACCATTGACCCAATGCGGCGTTATAAGTCATCCAAGAATCACACGCCGACATAATGCGGTCAACATTAGAAAGAACCGATTGCCCTGCATCTAATACGCCGTTAATTCGGTAACGCGCTTGTGTAGCGGGGTTGCCGCTTGAATTTGTAAATGTAATTGTTTGGTCGCCGTAAGTGTTTAAAGCGGTTGCGCTTGTGCTATTAACAAACGCGGCATCTACTGCGCCGCCATAAACCGCATTGGTCATGTAGTCATACCAAACATCGCCCGCTTTGGCTACGCCTGTGCCGTTTAGTGTGTGACTAACTTTAAAAGTAATTGGTGAAAGTTGGGTTGTATCAGCATCGCGGTTGTAAATCAATTTAACGATTGCAAAGCCCAAACCGTTCATTTGTCGCGTTCCTGTCCAACGCTGACCAACGGCAATATCAGAACCGCCCATAACCGTATTAGGTGCGGATGCACCGTTAGCAGATGTAATAGTTCCACCCGCCGTAGATGTATAAAGATTGATGTAAAGGTTTCCGCTAATTTTTGTGTTTACATTTCCCGCTTCATCGGTAAGGCTAACTACTTTTGTTGAATCTGCGCCTGTACCAAAAGTAATTTTTCTATCGCCAAAATACATATCGGCGGTATCAAATGTAAATTGACCATTGGGGCTAATGCTTGAAATAGCCAACACATAATACATTGTCTTTTGATCTTCGGTTAATACCGCATCAACAAATGTGCCGCCCATGTACGCCGTACCATAAACAATGGGAATAGCATTAACCGCGCTTGGCGGTACTTGTTGCCTAACGCCCATGTCTTGTTGTTGTTCGGGATTTTCTGCAAAGATTCGGGTAACAATTAACGATAGGGCAAAGTTAACGGCAAAGGTTGCCACGGCATAACTCATGCCTAATTCCATAATCGCAAATGCAACTAATGTGCTAACCATTTTTATTCCCTAACAAAAGTTGCGCCAAGTGCTTTATAACCCCTGCGCGTGTAATCAATCAACGGGCCGTTAGCAGAAATTGATGTGCAAACAAAATCTACATCACCCGCTTTTAACATTTCCTTTGCGCGTTCATCAAACGCTTTCCAAAGCCGCCCGCCAACCGTACCATTGCGATATTCAGGTTCAACCCACCACAATAGTTCGTTTAATTCTTTCACTTTGGGTGACCAAATGTTAGAAGTTTTGTAAGCCACGATTGCACCTCTAAGATGCAAGTCCACAAAAATGAACCCACGCCCTTGAATAATGCTAAACAATAGTTCTTCAACATAGCGGGGAAAGTGGTTACACGGTTCGCCAAGTTTTTTAATTGGGTTTTCATAAGCATACGCCTCTACAATTTCTAACAGTCTAGGTATATCGTATCTTGTCGCTTGTCTTATCATTTAATCGCCACCAGTTGAACTATCATCCATCGTTACTGTAGTTTCGCTTGCTTGTGTTTGTGTCATTGGCGGTGAACCAAAATCAAAATAGGTGTTTGAAATTTGTGCTACACGGTTCATTGAAGTATCGCCCGTATAAATAAATTGCCAATTGTTCTGATTGGTTTTAACGCCCGACAATCTGTTTTCCAAAATGCGGCGCATTGATGAACAAGAAATAGAACAAGTTGCAATGCGTGTACGGGCTTCAGAATTAAAATCTTCGGTGATTGAAACGCTATTGATAATGCCTTGGTAGCGTTTAAAGAATTGAGTTGTAGGCGTAGTAATGATTTGGTTGTTTGAATTAAAGAACCCGCGCCATACTTCTACCAAAGAACCTTTAATATCGTTGCCAAGAATGATGCCTACATTGCTTGGGTCAATGCCTGTTAAAGCAATTGTCATGTCATCCGATGTTGCTTTAATGTCGCGCTGAACATCACCAACACTAAGCAATGCACCAAGGTTAGCAAAGGTAATGCCGCCAACCGTAATAGGTGCGGCGGCGTTGCAAAATGTGTAAACCGTAGCGGCATTGCCAACAGTTAGTTTTACAAATTCAGCATGGTTAATTTGCGAACCTGTAACGGCATTAATGGTTGTCATGTGATGTACTCTCTAAAAACAAATGGTGCATCCCATTGCACAAATGCACCGTTGGTCATTGGGTTTAAAGTATATGTTGGACAGGCTTCGGCAACAACTGTAAACGTGCATTGATTGCCAATAAAAACAGTTGTGCCTGATGATGGTGTGCCAATTAAAGGTCGGTGAATACCTACAGACGAGCCGGCAGAATCAGCCGTAATTTTGTATGTATATCCGTTAATCATAATAAAATCACCGGCTTTAAAAGTGCCGTTAGATGTCAACGCAAGCGTTTGCGTATTTGCCGCTGGTGCGCCGTTAAGCGTTGCCGCCGTAGCCGTTCCTTGCATTGACGTAAACCAAGACAAATTGGTACTGGTCATAACAATGGTTTCGGCTAACTGTCGGTCTTTGTTGTCAATCGCTTGAATAATTGCGCGAACTTGTGGATAATACAAATACGCATGAGGTTGTATCGTAAATACCCACGGCACTGCTGTTAAATATTGCGCCACAGTAATGTAGCCACTTCGTGCTACTTGTTGCCCAACCATACGGCGGTTGTTAACCGTCATGGATTGTTGTATTTCAAAAATGGTTTGGAAACTCATGCTCGACCCCTGTTCACCGCTAATGATTTATTAGCGTATTGATTTGCCGCCCAAATTGCGTTTGAACTTCCGTATAAGCGTTCTTCAAATGATTTGGTATCAATAGCGTTAATGTAATTGTTGGTTACGTTTGTTGTGCCACCCATACCGCTTAAAGCATGGTTTGGAATAATATTTCCTGCTGTCCGTGGCACAAACAATTCAGGTCCACGTTCACCCACAATGCTTGCTTGACCCACCGCAGGGGAACCACCATCAGCATATCCAGGAACGCCTGCCATTGCCGCTGGTTGATACGGGTTTGCACGCATACCAAACATTGACCCAAACAGCGAACTTAAAAAATTGGATGCCGCCGCTTTCATCTGCATAGCAATCATGTCTTGGATAATGCTTTTGGCAAGGTCTTTGAAACCAAGTTTTCCAGTGCGTACAAATCTATCAATAGCCGATTCCATATTGCCCATTAATGAATCAAACGCTTTTGCACCTTGTTCTAATTCAGTTGGCATATCACGCAAGAACCGCATCGCTTGTTTAGTAAAGCCTTCCTCGTACGAGCCTTGGCGTAAGTTTAAAGTCAGTTGATATTTTTCTTTTGCAATCGCTAATGCTTTTTCTGCCAATGCAACTTCACGGACTTCTGCTTCCGCCCTTGCCGTATTGGTTAAATCCCTGCGTGCATCAAGTTCCTCAAGATTAACCGCAAGTTGTTGACGTATTCTCATTTGCTCACGTTCTAGAGTGAAATCCTCTTGACGCATAGTCGATGCTTTCATATCCAAAAGCATCATTTCCTTTTCATTATCAAGTGCAATGTTTATTAAACGCTGACGTTCTGCAACTGCACCATTTCCTTTTTCGTACATACTAAAAAATTCAGCACGAGCCTTTGCATCTTCCTCTGCCGCTTTTTGCGCATTAGCCGCGGCCATTGCATCAAGGTGCATTTGTTTTCTTTTTGCCGCCTCTAATTTTGGATTTTCCGCAACTATGGTAGTTCTGCCGCCTTTAGGTTTGTCCTTTACACCAGAGTCGTATGTCTTTGGGTCAAGAATATTCATCTCAAACAAATCAAGTTTTGCCCGAGCCTCAATAGTTTTTTTAATATATTTATCGTTTTCTGCCTCGGCAGTTGCCCAATTTTTATTAACCAAATTGTCCACGTAATTAAACATGGCTTTAATTTCGTCAAAAACCGCCTTAACTACATAAAATACATTTGCCGCAACAATAGCGACAGTTTGGAATGCCGTTTTAAATATCTCTCCAAACAAATTGCCATCGCTGTTTAACTCTTTAATGTACTCAGCCATTGTTTTAAGAGTTGGTCCAACCGAGGTAGCAATTACAACCATTGCATCGCGTGAACGTTGTGCAAGAATATCAAAAG